AAATAAATTTGTAAAAAATTTTTCAAATTTATTTTGTAAAGTATTCGTGGCAGAAAATACTATTGCTAATATTTTGTAAAGTATTCCTGGCAAAAAATACTGTTGCTAATATATAGTGGCGATATGAATAGCACGATCAAGTGCGTTTCATGCGGTTTGGAAAAGGATGTTAGCGAGTACAATAACGGCAGTAAAAGGACTTGTTCCGCGTGTAAAATGCGAAAACATGAACAGGCCGTCTCGGGTAGCTATGAAGCTTACCTGCGTAACCTCTACGCTAAATCTAAGTCAAAGGTTAAAAGCGGCGAACGCGGGAGCCATGTAGATTTCAACCTTGAACCTGACGATCTCCTCAAGCTTTGGGAAAAACAGGAAGGACGCTGCGCCATATCAGGTGTAGTGCTTACTCATCATAAAGACGGGTCAGGCGTAAAGGACTTCAACGCGTCTATCGACCGTATCAACAACGATCGTGGTTATTCGCCCGATAACATTCAACTTGTTTGCTTCAGAGTGAACATCATGAAACATACTCTGTCTGCAGATATGTTGTATTGGTGGATACGCACAATTAATGACTTTTCTTGCAATGATAATATTAGCTGAGGTATTATTCAATATGCACGATATAGAAGTGATCGCAATTAAAGGTCTAGATTCCGCAATTATCGGAACAACAGTCCGAGATGGCAGAGAAGTTCTAGCCTATGACTATGACAAGGCTGTCGAAATCATAGTTTCCAACGGTCACGACGTTGAGTTTGCAGAAAGGTTTATCGAGGAGGCGGCTCGTTATCACGAAAAAGACGGGCCCGCCTTCGTGTATTTGGACGTTGAAGAGGAAAACTATGACATCTTCCCCCCAGAAGGAGTCACCGTCCACTGAAGTAGTTAACGCGCACACAGAGTTTCAATCTCACATGCCTTATATGGGATTGAACTTGAATGACTTAACTGTTCAGCAAGAGAAGTTGGTAAGTCTGATCGCAAGCGGTATGACGATTGCCGCTGCAGGCCGTGGTGCTGGTTATGCCAGCTACGCTACCGCTTTTGAGGCTTCGAAACGTCCAGCTGTTCAGCAAGCGTTGCAGTACTACCGCAATAATATGCGCGAAGAAGTGCGGTTTGAGCGCAGTAATGCGCACGTAATGTATATGGATGCCTACAACGCTTCGGCTACTGCGACGGAAATGAAGAACACCGTGGATTCACTTGTGAAACTGCACGGGTTAGCTCAGCCCGACACAGCGGTACAAGTGAATTTGAATATGAACGCAACCTCTAAGCAGCTAGAGCGCCTTACTGATGAAGAGCTGTTAGAGATTGCCGGTAAGAATACAGATTATTTGGAGCCAGATGCCTCTTGACGGACGACATCGCAAAACGCACGTGTATCAGGTGTAAGAAGTCTCACCCAGAAACACTGTATGCGGAATCAAGCGGCCTCTGCGTTTATTGCAAAGCGGACGATGTAGATGCGTTACCACAACCAGCAATTACGGAAGCTGAGCCCCCGACAGAGGAGTTATCTCTTGAAGAAAAAGCAAAAGCTGAACTCGCCCTTAGATTCCTTACGCGAAAGCGCCTCCTCCCTTTTGTCGAACGTTTTAATCCAGACTACCAAGCTGGCTGGGTACACAAAGACATATGTAACCGATTGGAGAAATTTTCTAACGACGTTGCTGAAAAGAAGTCTCCAAGACTTATGCTCTTTATGCCGCCAAGGCACGGAAAAAGTACGCTTGCTTCCGTTTCGTTCCCTGCTTGGCACTTGGGCCGACACCCTCAACACGAATTTATTAGCTGTTCTTACTCGGGCTCGCTCGCTATGGGGTTCAGTCGCAAAGTCAGGCAGCTCCTACGTGAACCAACTTATAAAACCGCATTTAAAACCCGTTTGGATCCGGACAGTCAGTCAGCTGAAGCATGGCTTACTACTGGTGGTGGCGGGTACGTTGCTGCTGGTGTTGGCGGTGGTATTACTGGTAAGGGCGCTCACGTCCTAGTAATTGATGACCCAGTAAAGAACAGAGATGACGCGGAGAGCCAAAATGCAAGAGATAGTGCTTGGGATTGGTATACATCCACTGCTTATACCCGACTTGCTCCGGGGGGTGGTGTGCTCGTTATTCTTACTCGTTGGCATGATGATGATTTGGCGGGGAGACTTTTAAAAGCAGCCGCCGACAACGGTGAACAGTGGGAAGTTATCAACTACCCGGCACGGGCAGAGGTCGACGAACCATTTAGAAAGGCCGGGGAAGCGTTGCACCGTGAGCGGTATGACGAAGAGGCACTAGCCAGAATTGAAAAAGCAGTTGGCCCTAGAGATTGGTCAGCTCTATATCAGCAGAACCCAGTGGCTGACGATGGTGATTACTTCACACGGGGCATGATCCAGTACTACGACCGTGAGGAAGTGGACTTTAGCCAGATGCGTTTTTACTGCGCTTGGGATTTAGCGATCGGTAAACGAGACAGGAACGACTACACCGTAGGCATGGTAGTCGGGGTTAACGAACATGATGAGTTGTTCGTTGTCGATTGTATTAGAGGACGGTTCGATGGCTTTGAGATCGTAGAACGAATCTTAGATCTCTATGAAGAATGGCGACCGTCGATCATTGGTATTGAGAAAGGGCATATAGAAATGGCCCTTGGCCCGTTTCTAGAAAAACGAATTCGTGAACGCGGGTTGTATGAAGCGTTCATCAAGGATCTAAAGACTGGCCGCAGGGATAAAGAAGCGCGTGCCAGAGCTATCCAGGGTCGGATGCAACAAGGCATGGTTTACCTGCCTAGGGACGAACAGTTTACGGGCCCTTTGGTCGCAGAACTTCTGCGGTTTCCAAATGGCATACATGATGACCAGGTCGACGCATTAGCTTGGATAGGTTTAATGATGACTGAATTTTCGACATATCAGGCACCAGTGGTTCACGAACCGTCGTGGCGCGACCGACTACCATTCCTCGGCAAAGAGACGAGGAGTAAATCAGCTATGAGCGCATAACTATGAAGAAGCAAAAAGTAAGACTGACCCCCGAAGAAGAGCAGCATCTAGCTTCATTGCAGTGGGATCGGTATGTACGCGCCCGTGACCACGGACACCTCGATTACGTACATATGGCGAAGAGGTGTGATGACTTCTATCGCGGCGAGCAGTGGGACGAAGATGATTTGATGGCCCTAGATTCAGAGGGTCGCCCAGCTCTTACGATTAACACTATTTTACCAACTGTAAACACCATCTTAGGTGAACAATCTAGCCGTAGAGCAGACATTAAGTTTAAACCGCGAAGAGGTTCTGATCAGGCTACAGCCGACACTCTGACTAAGCTGTACATGCAAATTTCCGACAACAACAAGTTGGATTGGGTGGAACAGCAAGTATTTTCTGACGGCTTGATTATGGATGGTCGAGGTTACTTTGATGTACGCGTGGATTTTAGCGATCACGTTGAAGGCGAAGTACGGATCACGGCAAAAGATCCGTTGGACATACTCATCGATCCTGATGCAAAAGACGCAGACCCTAAGACCTGGAACGAAGTGTTCGAAACTAAGTGGATGACACTTGATGAAATTGAAGAGTCTTATGGTAAGAAAAAAGCTGAGCAGCTCCAGTTTATCGCAGAAAACGGTAATAGTTTTGGACGAGACTCTATCGAGTATGAAGAACAGCGTTACGGCGACATAAATCCTGAAGATGACCTGTTCGGTACATCAGTATCTCCTGATGACGAAGATTATAGAAACGTTAGAGCGCTCCGGATCGTTGAACGTCAATACAAAATAATGTCTCGAGTAACCTGCTTCGTAGACCCTGAAACTGGTGACCAGAGAGAAGCACCAGATGCATGGTCAGATACTAAGAATAAGAAGTTCGCCAAAGAGTACGGACTCAGTATGTATTCGAAGATGAAGCGTAAAGTTCGTTGGACCGTTACCTGTGACAAGGTGGTACTGCACGACGATTGGTCGCCATATAACGATTTCACGATTGTCCCCTTCTTTGCGTACTTTCGCAGGGGCAGGCCCTTTGGTGTTGTTCGCAACCTTCTATCTCCACAGGAGCAGTTGAACAAAATTGCGAGTCAAGAGCTGCATATAGTTAATACTACAGCTAATAGTGGCTGGATGGTTGAGTCTGGATCTCTGGTAGGTATGACTCCCGATGACCTCGAGGAGCACGGTGCTGAGACTGGCTTAGTACTTGAGTACGCCAGAGGCACAAACCCACCATCAAAAATTACACCCAACACTATTCCAACTGGTTTAGATCGTATTGGTCAGAAAGCACAGACCAACATCAAAGCTATCTCAGGTATCAACGACAGTATGTTGGGGTCTGATAGCGCAGAAGTATCTGGTGTTGCGATTCAAGCCAAGCAGAACCGTGGCGTAGTCATGATTCAGGTTCCACTGGATAACCTGAAAAAGTCACGACAATACTTAGCCGAGAAAATCCTGAACCTAGTCCAGACCTTCTACACCGAACGACGCGTTATCCAGATTACTAACGAAGAGGACCCCCTCAAGCCGAGAGAGGAGTTAGTGATAAACGATATAACGCCAGAAGGTGAAATCATTAATGACCTGACCCTCGGTGAATATGACGTAATTGTCTCCACCGCTCCTGCACGAGACAGCTTCGACGAAATCCAGTTCGCTGAAGCCATCGCGTTACGACAAGCGGGCGTAGCGATACCTGATGACGCAATTATCGAGTACTCGCACCTTACTAAGAAAGGAGAACTGGCTAAACGCATCCGCATGATGACAGGTGTTGAGCAGTCTCCAGAGCAACAAGAGATGAATGCGGTGAAAGCTCAGATGCAAATGCAGGCAGAACAGCTAGCACTTGCGAAGCTCGAAGCCGAAGTACAGAAGCTACAGTCCGACGCAGCAGTAAACGTTGCGAAAGTCCAAGACGTAGCAGACGTAGAACCGCAACTACGCATGCAAGAACTTCAAGCCAAGCTCGAAATGAAGATGCAAGAGCTACAGCTGCGTAGAGAACTTGCAGATCTGACTAACAAGACTAGAGCCAGTCAATCTGAAACGAATGCCGCAACCCGCATAGCTGCTACAGCTATGCAGACTGCTGCGAAACAAACCCAAAACCGCCAATAGGAGTTTGAGATGAGTAAGAAAGAAGAAACAACAGAAGAAAAGGAACTGGAGTTCGATGTTATGCCAGGTGCAGACAAGGATGAGGAAGAGTACGAGCAGTTAGACCTTAGTTTTGAAGAGAAGGAAGAGACGGAAGAAGAAAATGAAGAGAAAACTCAAGATGAACCTGAAACTGAAGAAACCGCTGAAGTTGGAGAAGATGCCGAAACTGTTTCTGAAGATGAACAAAGTACAGAACAAGAAACAGAAGTAGAGCAAGAGACAGTAGCTGAAGCGGAGTCTGAAACAGAACCAGAACCAGAACCCGCTACCAAGAAGCCGATGGTCCCTAAAGCTCGTCTTGATGAGGTTTTAGCGAAGCAAAAAGCTCTTCAAAAGCAGTTAGACGATATAAAAGCTCAGCAAAAACCGCCCGAAACAGCGCCTGATGAGTACAACTTTGCTGATAAAGAGATGGAATATCAGAATTTACTGCTTGATGGCGAGGCTGAAAAAGCCGCTGCATTACGTGCTGAGATAAGAGCGGCAGAACGCACTCAACTCGAGTACGAAATGTCGCAAAAAATGAACGAAACAGTCTCGATGAACCAGCAAGCAACTGCTCTTCAAGAGGCGGCAACCGCATTAGAAGCGGAATTTCCAATTTTTGACGCAAAAAGCGAGCAATACGACGAAACACTGACCCAAGAAGTCATCGAATTACGAGATGCCTTCATTATTAAGGGCGAAAATCCTGTTGCTGCACTGTCAAAAGCAGCCAAATTCGTCATTAGCGAGAACGGATTAGTCGATGCCACGCCAACCTTGGCGGCAGCTGCTGCTCCGAAAGCAAATGTAGACGAAGTCGCGAAGAAAAGAGCGGAAGTTTCCAAAAAATTGAAGGCCGCTGACGCCCAACCGCCTGAATTACAGGGTGAAGGCACTGCTACTCGCGGTGAAAAGGCACTCGATCTTTCAACTATGACTGAAGAAGAGTTCGATGCACTCCCAGAAGCCACTTTGAAGCGCCTTAGAGGCGATATTTTATAGGAGCTTGGGAATGAAAAAGTGGCTCGAGGCCGAATGTACATTTAAACGTTCGCAGTTACTTATTGTTGTTGGGTGCGTGGCTCTTACGTACGCAATATTGATAAACCTATAATGGAGCTTACCTATGCCCGCGAAAAAAGACCCACGATTAGCCCGAGCTGGAGTCTCGGGCTACAACAAGCCCAAAAGGACGCCTAACCACCCTAAAAAGTCACACGTTGTAGTGGCAAAAGTGGGTGACAAGATCAAAACCATACGTTTTGGACAGCAAGGGGTGAAAGGAGCAGGTAAAAATCCTAAGTCTGCAAAAGATAAGGCGCGGAAACGGTCGTATTACGCGAGACATAACGCTCAAGATGCGAAGCCTTCAAAACTTTCAGCACGTTACTGGTCACACAAGGTGAAGTGGTAATGGCTAGAACAGACGAAGCTAAGTGGAAGCGTATTGTCGCTGCCGTGAAAGCAGGCTCGAAGGGCGGAAAACCTGGTCAATGGAGCGCTCGTAAGGCTCAACTAGCAACGCAACGCTATAAAAAGTCAGGAGGGGGCTACAGTGGCCCGAAGACAAAGGCACAGAAGTCTCTCTCGAAGTGGACTAAAGAGGAGTGGGGCACTAAAAGCGGGAAGAACAGCACACAGGGTAGCAAGGCTACCGGCGAGCGGTACTTACCGAAGAAAGCCAGAGAGTCCCTCAGTAAGAAAGAGTACGCCAAGACCAGTGCTAAGAAGCGTAGAGATACAAAAGCTGGTAAGCAGTTTAGTAAACAGCCCAAGAAAATAGCCAAGAAAACGGCGAAATATAGAAAATAGTTGTATAAAAATATTAGCTGAGATATTATTCATATTACCTTCGTCCATCAGTACGATAACTGGTCGGCCCGCAGCCGTAAAAAACGTACCCCCGCCTGCCAGAGGCGTTAAACCTGCCGAGGTCGCACCTCGTAAATAAGCGCTAGTTCGTTGTCCCACGATACGGGAATACGGATTAGCCGCTCCTTTAAGTCGGCTAACGACAGTGGCGTGTGCCACTGAAACTTATTGTCTATTTATTGGAGGCCCATCATGGCTTTAACTAATTTCGGCACCTTGACTGGTGACCAACTACAGACGTGGTCACGCGACTTTTGGCGCGTAGCCCGCAACCAATCTTTCATCAATCAATTCGCAGGCACTGGCTCTAACGCTATGGTTCAGCGAGTTACTGAACTAACCAAAAACCAAAAAGGCACCAAAGCTAACATCACTTTGCTTGCTGACATGACTGGAGACGGCATTACTGGTGACAACACGTTGGAAGGGAATGAAGAAGCCCTCCGCGCGTATGACATCACCATTGGGCTGGATCAATTGCGCTTTGCTAACCGCATCGCTGGTCGTATGACTGACCAGAAGACTGTTGTTAACTTCCGTGAGCAGTCTCGTGACGCTCTTGCTTATGCAATGGCTGATCGCTGCGACCAGTTGGCTTTCTTGACCCTTTCTGGTGTTGCCTACACTCACAAAAACAACGGTGCTCTGCGTGCTACTTCTTCTTCAGCTGGTCACGAACTAGTTGATCTGGAGTTTGCATCAGACGTTTCTGCTCCTACAGGTGACCGTCACCGTCGAATCAGCGGTACTACAATTGCTGCTGGTGACACTACTGCTGTTACAGCTACTGACAAGCTTGCTTATAAGCACATTGTTGAGCTGAAAGCATATGCCAAGGACAACTACATCCGTGGTATCCGTGGTGCTGGTAACCAAGAAACCTTCCACATGTTTGTTACTCCTCAGCAAATGGCGAACCTGAAGTTAGATTCTGACTTCTTGGCTAACGTTCGTAACGCTGGCGTACGTGGAGCAAGCAACAGCTTGTTCGCAGGTTCAGCCTCGTTGATGGTTGACGGTGTAATGATCCACGAGTTCCGCCACGTGTTTAACACTTCTGGTGCAACTACTGGTACTTCGGGTAACGCTGGCGCAGCTGGCTACAAGTGGGGTGCTAACGCCGATGTTGTTGGCGGACGTGCTCTGTTCTGTGGTGCTCAGGCTCTGGCACTGGCTGACATCGGTCTGCCTGAAATGGTTGAAGATACTTTCGACTATGGCAACCAGTCTGGTATCAGCGTAGGCAAGATCTTCGGTCTCCGTAAGCCTAAGTACAACTCAGACATTTCTGGGTCTGTACAGGACTTCGGTGTTATCGCTCTCGATACTGCCCAGTAAGACTACCGCCCCCTCTTCGGAGGGGGCTTTCTATTTTTTAAGGAACTCATCATGAAGATAGTCAGTGACAAAGATTTATTTATCACAACTCTAGGAGGCACAGCTGTTCGTTTTGAAGCGGGTGTTCCAAGAGAAATTGCCGAAGAGATTGCTCTACTTGCCATTCAACAAGGTGCTGTAGAAGTCGGGAAAGAAGCCCCAAAAGAATTAGATATTGGAGATGAAGACTTCACCGAATACGAAGTCGATGTACAAGACGACGAACTAATTGCAGCCCTCCAAACGCTAATTCAAGAGGCTGACCCAAACTCATTTAAGAACGATGGCACGCCAAAGGCTGCGATCGTTAACAAGATGCTTGGTCGCACTGTACGAGCAGAAGAGCGCGAAGCAGCTTGGGAAGTAGCACTTAACTCATAGGTATAGGTTATGGCGGTATCAGTCGCAAGCGTAATAAGCAGAGTAGAGCAGGTTCTCCAAGATACGACCAACATACGATGGCCTGAGTCTGAACTACTCCTTTGGATAAATGATGCCCAAAGAGAAATTGCCCTTCTGAAACCCGATGCTAGTGCAGTGAACGAAACTATTACGCTTGCTGCAGGCACCAAACAATCAATCCCAACAAGCGGTAATCGCTTGCTGCGGGTTGTACGCAATATGTCTGCCGGTTCAGGCGGTACAGGTAAGCGATCCGTACGTTTGGTAAACAGGGAGATCTTGGATGCACAGACACCAGATTGGCACGACCCAACTGTTGCTGGAGATGCTTCTCACACTAACATCGTTAAGCATTACGTTTACGATGAGTCAAATCCCAGAAACTTCTATGTCTACCCCGGAGTTTCAGGAAATGCATATCTAGAGATTGTGTACTCCTCTAACCCAGCGACCGTCACCGCATCTGACAACTTATCGATCCCCGATATATTCGCCAACGCTGTCATGAATTACGTCTTGTACATGGCGTATATGAAGGACACCGAATATGCGGGCAACCAACAACGTGCCGGTAGCCACTACCAACTATTCACTGCGGCGGTTACTGGTAAGGGGCAGATTGACGCGATGACAAACCCAAATATAGACAGCGCTAGGCCAGCGGTAGCGGTGTAGAGGTAACTTATGGCGATTTCGTACGAGACGCTCCTACCAGAAATACTCCCGATGGTTACGGGGTGTCCAGATACTCTGATTGAAAACAGCGTTCGACAGGCCGCAATTGAGTTTTGCGAAAAAACTGGAATTTATCAGTCAGAGCTAGACCCAGTAACAACCGTTAGTGGTATTTACGAATACGACCTAGAGGCGCCGTCTGGCACATCGGTTCACAAAATTATGTGGGTAACCCATGACGGTAAGGAATTAGAACCAATTTCAACAACCTTGTTAGAGCAAAGAGTCCCAGATTGGAGGGATTCCGATAACTACAGCACCCCCGAGTACTTTCTGAAACAAGGAGCCAGTTTTTTATTAGCTCCAGTCCCTGCGGCGACGATGCCCCTGAGCACAATCCTTCGTGTTCAACTTAAACCCACGCATCGATCGACTGCATGCGACGAATCAGTTATGTCAGATTGGCGCGACTCGATTGTAAATGGTGCTTTGTTTCGGTTGCTCAGAATACCTAATCGGGATTGGACAGATTTAAACGGTGCTCAGATTTACGGGCGGTTATTTGCCGAAGCTGTTGTCAGAGCAGAAAGAGAAGCGAGACACGCCGATAGAGGCGTAGCTAGGAGAGTTAACTATGGCGGAATCGCTGCTAGGAAAAGAGAAGGAATGCGTTTCAGACGGTCAGCCTATCGAACCATACCCCGCTGATATTAGAAGCGAGTGGGAATGGGTAAATACAGGCGTAAGGGAGATTCTACAACAGCAGCCTCGGCTTACGTTTAGACCAGAAGATGTATATGCAGCATGCGTAAACGGTGATGCAGTGCTGTGGGTGGCGCCAGAGGGTTTTCTGGTCAACACGGCAGAACACGACGAATTTACTGGCGAAAAGACGTTTTTTATTTGGCTAGCGTGGTCGAAGAAACGTGGAGAACAAATTGGTTGGAAGTACATCGATTTTTTCGAAAAAACGGCTAAGCAGTATGGGTTTAGTCAGATAGAACTGAGAACTCCGATCGGTGCATTAGAGAATTATCTAATCATAGACGGTTGGAAAAAAGAGACGGTTATATACACGAGAGACTTGTAATGGGTAGTAAACAAAAGAAACAACAACCGGGGCCCAACGAAAAGATGCTTGCGTCTGTTAGTGCCGCACGTGCTCGAAGAACTAGGGGCCTTTACACGCCGCTCTTAATTAATCAGCGAAATGAGGCTCAGTCGAAGGACAACACCAATTACGCGACAGGTATTGCTAATGCCAACACTATGCAGGCTTTGGCGGAAAATAACGCTGTCACGGGTGGTCAAGTGAATATCGGTTTGGCCGACACGGCAACGCAGGCGCTCGGCGCTGAGGTTAACCAAGCCACACAAAAGGCAAAAGCGTTAGATGTTAATAGGGCTACCCAAGTCTTAAACGCAGCCAATCAAAAAGGCCAAACGGCTGTAGATGGTATGAGGAGCTTAGCGAAGATAGAAAGTACTGAAGCTGTGAACAAGTTGAGAAATAAGGCTTTGACCGACTCAGCTAAGATTGGCGCTGCAGGTAAGATAGCGGGTGCTGGGCTAGTGTATGGCGCTACTAAAGGCCTGTTTGGGGAGGATATCCAGGGCAAAGTTAAAAATTACTACGGGATTTCGTAATGAATATAGGCGCTTCAAATTACACAGGGTACTCCGGGAATCGCTCACCATATTACTTGCCTCCAGTGAGCGACCCCGAGCAGACGATGGCAAACCTTACTCGTCAAGAGTACATGGACTACATGAAAAACTTTTCGTCTTTTGAAGAGGATTTGGTACGTCAGTCTCAAACAGACACAAGCTTAATCGATGCAGCGAGAGAGCAATCCGAAAGAGCCCCAGAGCTAATGCGGGGGGTTACTGATCGAAATCTCAGTCGTTATGGAGCAAGTCTTACACCGGCACAGCAGCAGGCGATGGAACGAGGCTTGGAGCAGTCCTCTACGCTTGGTTATGTCCAGAATGTAAATAATGCAAAAAGAGCCCAAAAAGACATAAACAATCAACTGCAAGCCAATCTAATCACGATGAGTCAGGGTTTAAGTGCGAACGCTATGAGGGGGCTCGGTGATGCTGCTGCATCCCAATCGGCACGAAATCAAGCCTATGAGGCTGCCAAAGCACAGAGGAAAGCATCTATTTATCAGGGCGTCGGGTCGCTTGGCGCTGCTGCAATTATGTTCGCGATGTTTTCCAGTGATCGACGTATGAAAACGGACGTTAAAAAAATCGGTGAGTCTGATACGGGCATAAACATCTATGAGTTTGCCTACATCGGAGCAAATGGCCGTTACCAAGGCGTTATGGCGCATGAAGTACCTTGGGCAGTTGTAGAAGCAGATGATGGCTACTTTAAAGTCGACTACTCCAAAGTGGACGTTGAGTTTAAGAGGGTCGCGTAATGGCAGTAAATGATTTTTTTAGTGGATTATCTAAAGGTTTAGGTGACGCAGGTAACGTACTGTATCGAATGGGTCAGCTTGAGCGCCAACGCGAGTTAGATGAGTTAAGGGCGCGAGCGGACAAGCGTGCCGAAGCGTTGCAGCCATTGGCTGTCGAAGCCCAACAGTTACAAAACGAAGCCTCTAGGATAAAAAACGAGAGCGATCAAAATGCGCTTGATCAAGACAAGTTCAATAACGACGCCGTGAAGATATGGGGGGGTATTGAAGGTAAGGGAAACTTCGTTAGTCGTGGAACTGACGGGCGAACCTACGACTTTGATTGGCAAAACATCTACGACAGAGACCGAAACGGTTTTGTAGAACTCTTTAACCTTGCTGCTCCTCCAAACCTAAACCTTGGTTATGGAGATGACGGTCAAACGCTCAAGACAAACCAGATAGCTGACATTCAGAAGATACCCAAAGAGCGTGGTGGCGGCTGGACGATAATTAATAGGAGAACAGACGGATCTAGCGTAGGGCCGATAACAGAGAATACCAGCACTGACCCTAACGATAATGTTGTCATTTTAAGCGATGAGCAAATGGACGATCTCGCTCAAGGCGTAATGAGTGACACTTGGATCGCTGGCAGGTTTAACTTAAACACTAGAGACGAAGGCTTAGACGCTATAAACGACCAATTGCAAGCTTTTACAGATGCCTACGTTCGAGACATGACAAAGCAAGCAGCAGCAGAAAACGCAGACCCTAGTTTAAATCCGGGTTTATTCCGCCAACTGCTTGCAGAGATTCAGTCCTTGAGAGGTCAAGACCTTGACGATCTGCTTATTGAAATATCGGGTGGGAAAGTAGACCCAGAAGCGGTAAAGCAACAAGCCTACCAAGAGTTCCAACGCAAAAAAGCTTCTATGTATCGGTCAGATGGCTCCAGAAAGTCAGCCCGTGGTTTCTTAGGCCCTGTTCAAAACCAAGTCGATGGCGGCACTATGACCGAAGTGTCTATTGGCGTTGAAATAGATGGGGTTGAGCAGCAAATCCCAGCAATGGTTCCTGGCTTAACACAGGATGAAATTAATACCCTAGCTAATATGCAGATAGAGGGTAATGCGAAAAACATCCCCGAATCGATCCAACAGAAAGCAGTTGACCACGCGCGTAGACGTATCAGCGAAGGTAAGCCGGTTTTTTA